GACGGCGTTGACCAGGGCCTCGGCGTGGGTATCGCCGGAGGTGATCGCCTCGGGCAGGTCGGGGAAGGTGGCCAGATACTCGGTCACCGGACGGCCATCGTCGCCCGTGCTGACGTGGCCGCTAATATCGACCGGATACAAAAACCGCATGGGACCTCCTTTGCATCAGACCGCGCCGGGCGGCAATGCCAGTTGTTTCAAAAGCAACGCGATGTAGCCGGGCTTCAGTTCCCCCGACTTCACGATGGTCCGCTTCACGATGGTCCGCTTCACGATGGTCCGCTTCACGATGGTCCGCCGGGCACCGCCCGCCGGGGAAGTGACGGTCACCGTGATGTGCGACCCCTTGCCACGGGATTGATCGACCGTCAGGGCCAGGTCGTTCTTGCGGCAGTGGCGGCGCAGGCGGGAGAGGAACTGATCGCGTTTCATGAGCATGAATGTAGGCACATCTGCCAACAAAATCAAGGAAAATGTTGGCATAAGTGTAAACATTTTCCGGGCCGGGGGTGGGCGGTTTTGCGGGGGTTGGCGGCATGATCGACCCGGCCGACATGGTGATCGACAGCTTCGCCGGCGGCGGCGGGGCGAGCCTGGGGATCGAACGGGCGCTGGGGCGGCCGATCGACGTGGCGATCAACCACGACGCCGAGGCGGTGGCCATGCACGCGGCCAACCACCCGGCGACCCGGCATTACTGCCAGAACATCTGGCGCGCGGATCCGGCCGAGGTGTGCGCGGGCCGCCGCGTCGGCGTGGCCTGGTTCTCGCCCGATTGCAAGCACCACTCCAAGGCCAAGGGCAGCCGGCCGGTCAAGCGCAACATCCGCGATCTGGCCTGGGTGGTGGTGCTGTGGGCCAAGCGGGCGCGGCCGCGGCTGATCTTCCTGGAGAACGTCGAGGAGTTCCGCGACTGGGGGCCGATCGATTTGGAGGGGCGCCCGATCAAGGCTCGCCGTGGCGAGACCTTCGCCCGCTGGGTCGGCGAACTGCGCCGGCTCGGCTATCGGGTCGAGTACCGCGAGCTGCGGGCCAGCGATTACGGGGTGCCGACGATCCGCAAGCGCCTGTTCCTGATCGCGCGGTGCGATGGGCGGCCGATCGTCTGGCCCCGTCCGACCCATGGGCCGACGCACGGGCCGGGATTGTTGCCGGTGCGCACGGCGGCGGAGTGCATCGACTGGTCGATTCCGTGCCCGTCGATCTTCGAGCGCACGCGGCCGCTGGCCGAGGCGACCTTGCGGCGGATCGCCCGCGGGGTGGTGAAGTATGTCCTCGAGGCGGCCGAGCCGTTCGTGATCCCGATCACACATCAGGGCGATTGCCGGGTTTACGGCCTGCATGAGCCGGTCAGGACATTGACGACGGCGCACCGGGGAGAACAGGCCCTTGTATCGCCGACCCTGGTGCAGACGGGATACGGCGAGCGGCCGGGCCAGGCACCGCGAGTGCCGGGCCTGGAGAAACCGCTGGGCACGGTGGTGGCCGGCGGATGCAAGCACGCCCTGGTGGCGGCCTTCATGGCGCAGCACAACACCGGCGTGACCGGGCACCCGATGAGCGCGCCGGTATCGACGGTGACCGGCCGGGGCACCCAGCAGGGTTTGGTCGCGGCGCACATGCTGAATTTGAAAGGCAGCGACCGGCGAGACGCGAGCGCCGATGAGCCGATGCGCACGATCACCGCGGGCGGCCAGCATATCGCCGAGGTGCGCGCGTTCCTGACCAAGTATTACGGCACCGCCATCGGGCAGGATGTGGCCGACCCGCTGCACGCGGCGACGGCCAAGGCGCGCTTCGGCGTGGTGACGGTGCGCATCGGCGGCGTACCCTATGCGATCGCCGATATCGGCATGCGCATGCTGAGCCCGCGGGAATTGTTCCGGGCGCACGGATTTCCCGATTCCTACATCATCGATCCGCCGTTCAACGGCAAGCCGCTGACCAAGACGGCGCAGTACCGGATGGTCGGCAATTCGGTCTGTCCGGACCTGGCGGAGATCCTGGTCAAGGCGAATGTCGCGGCCGAAAGCGCGGCCAGTGCCGCCAGCGGGGCGGCGGCATGACCGGCGGCCCCTCGGATCACCCTTGGATCAAGTCCGAGGGCGGGTGCGCCGGCGCGGGTGCGCCGGCGCGGGAACGGCTGCCGAACCGGCGGCTGAACATCACCGACGTGGCGCAGTGGCGCGGGCGGACGTGGATGCTGTGCATCGGTTTCGATCGGGCGGGCCGCGCCCGCGAGGTTTTCATCGACGGCAACAAGACGGGCAGCGAGTTCGAGGGGCTGCTGGACGATGCGTGCGTGTTGCTGTCGATCCTGTTGCAGACGGGCGTGCCGACCGGGGACGTGGGCCGGCATTTGGGAGGGCCCCGGGTCAATCCAGACGGCGATCCGATGACCGAAGGGGAACGCAACGAGCTCGCCCCGGACTTGATCCGGGAGGCGGCCAGCCCGATCGGCGCCGTGGCGGCGCGCATCGCCGCCATCGAGGCGGCCGGCGGCGCCGGCATCCGCGAGGCCTATGCGGCGGCGCATGCGCGGTTGCGCCGCGAGGGGTACGGACCATGACGGATCTGACGTTCGAACATCTGCGCACGGTCAATCTTTCACGGTCAGCGCATTGGCGGCTGGGCGGCGATCCATGGGCGGTCTCCGACTGGGCCGTGGCCATGGCCGGCGAAGCCGGCGAGGTTTGCAACGCAGTCAAGAAACTGCGCCGCATCGAGGATGGGTTGCCGAATCTCAATGACGGAAATCGCCAGCTATCCACCCGTGCCGAGGCCATTGCCGCCATCAGCGCGGAGATCGCGGATACCCTGATCTGCCTCGATCTGCTCGCCGCGCATTTGAACATCGATCTGAGCAGGGCGGTGACCGCCAAATTCAACGCCACGTCGATTCGATACGGCTTTGATGAACGGCTGGGAGATGGGCATTGAGTGCCGCTGATCTGACATTCGACCACCTGCGGCCGGCGCTGAAATCGGTGGCGCGGATTGCCGCCATGCGCCGCCGCGGCATGTCGGAAACGGCGATCCGGCGGGTCTTGGGATTGAGCCCAGGCCAAGCGGTGGCGGCGGGGCTTCTCGACCCCTATCCAATGGCCCCGGAGGTGGCGCAAATCGGGCGCCTACCCTTGATGATCGACGTGCTGGCGGCGGTGGCCGATGCCGGACATGTCACCCGCGAGGCGATCCTGGGCACCAGCCAAAGGCGGCGCCTGGCGGCCTTGCGGCAATTGACCATATTCCTGATCCGCGAGGTGTGCCCCGGCGCCACGATGTACGCCATCAGCCATTTCCTGATGTACCACCACACCACCGTGCATTTCGGATGCCAGCAGGCGGCGGAGCGGTTGGAGCGGGACGCGGACTTTTGCGACCTGCGCGATGCGGTGCTGCGGCGCTTGGCCGGACTGCGGGGCGGCAAGCGATGACCCACGGATCAAGTCCGAGGGCCGTGGATCTGTTCGGCGCGACGATGCCGGTCCTGCACCGGGATGCGACATTCGCGCGCGGCGGGACGTTGCGCCGGGAGCTGCGCCGATGGTGGGCGGATGAACCGGTCGAATGGGCGGTGTGGCTGATGCTCAATCCGAGCGACGCGGGCACCAGCCGGGAAGACCCGACATCGATGCGGGTGACGCACTTCACCCGGGCATGGGGGTTCGGCGGGTGGATCGGGGTCAACCTCTATCCGTTTGTCGCGAGTGCGCCGGCGGCCATGTGGGAATGGGCCATGTGGCAAGACCGCACGCCGGATCGGGGCGTCCGAGATGATCTCGCCGCGAACCTGGAGGATATCGAGCGGGTGGCGCGCATGGCACGCATCCGGGTGGTGGCCTTCGGCGCGCAACCGGCGGTGCGTGACCCTGAGTGGCTGGAGAAATGCCTGGTGGCCTTCGGCCGGCCGGCATTCTCCGGTGATGAAAACTTTTATTGCCTGGGCGAGACCAAGGACGGCCAGCCGTTGCATCCGATGGCCCGCGGGCGCAACCGGGTGCCCGACGACCGCCGGCCTACGTTGTGGCAAGTGTCCCGATGACCGCGCCCAATCTTTTCGGCGAGGCGGCGCGGGCCCAGGGGGCGCGGCGCAAGGCGGGCGGACCGGCGACCAGCGGCTACGCGCGCCTCGAGAAGGATGCGTACAACACGCCGCCATGGTGCGTGGACGCATGCGTCGCGGCCCTGGCCCGGTTCGGCGCAGGCGGCGCGATTTGCGGACCGGTGTGGGAGCCGGCGTGCGGGCGGGGCCTCATCGTGCAGGCCTTGCGCGGGCACGGCTTGGCTGTGATCGGCAGCGACGTGGCCGACTATGGCTTTGCGGAACACGGGTTCACGGATTGGGTGCAGGTGGATTTCCTGACCCATCCGATGTTGCGGGCGCCGGGCACCCGCGCGCGGCCCGGCGGCGTGCCGCCCGCGACGATCCTGACCAATCCGCCGTTCGGCCTGGCGGAGGCGTTCGTGGAGCGGGCCCTGATGCACATGATCCTGGATCAGGACTCGGCCACCGCGGGGCGGGTGGTGATGCTGTTGCCGCACGAGTGGGATACCGCCAGCACGCGGGCGGATCTGTTCGACGATCCGGCGATGGGCTTTGCCGTCAAGATCGCGTTGCGGTCGCGGATCACCTGGATCGGGCCGGATGGCGTGCCGCTGGGCACCGATCAGAAGAAAGGGCCGATGAAGAATCACGCCTGGTTCGTGTGGGACCGGCGGTTGCGCGATGGCATCGCGGCGGGGCGGGGACCGGCGGGCGTCGCGGGCGTCTTGCTGCATGCGCCGCGGGCGCACGGGGGGGCGGCATGAGCGGGATCAGGGCGACGATTGAAGACCCCGCACCGCGGCGGCCGGCGCTGCGCTGGCATGGGGGGAAGTGGAGATTGGCGCCGTGGATCATCGGGCATTTTCCGGCGCACCGGACCTATGTCGAGCCGTTCGGCGGGGCGGCCTCGGTGCTGCTGCGTAAGGAACGCGCCTACGCCGAGGTCTACAACGACCTGGATGGCGCGGCGGTGACCTTGTTCCGGGTGCTGCGCGATCCCGCGATGGCGGCCGAGTTGATCCGGCGCCTGGTATTGACGCCCTTCGCCCGGGCCGAATTCGAGGATGCCTATGCGGCCACCGACGATCCCGTCGGGGTGGCGCGGCGGTTGTGCGTGCGTTCGTTCATGGGGTTCGGATCGGACGGGCACAACGCGGCGATCCGCACCGGGTTCCGGGCCAGTTCGTCGCGGGCGGGCACGACGCCGGCGCACGATTGGGCGAATTATCCGGAGGCGCTGGCAGGGGTGGCCGAGAGGTTGCGCGGGGTGGTGATCGAGCGGCGCCCGGCGGTCGAGGTGATGATCGCCCACGATGGGGCCGACACCCTGCACTACGTGGACCCGCCATACCTGCCGGAAACCCGGTCGAACAAGAGCCGCAAGGGCAAGGAAAAGTACCACGCCTATGTGCACGAGATGACGCTTGCGGATCACGTCGCGCTGTTGGCCGCCTTGCGCGATCTGGCCGGCATGGTGGTGCTGTCGGGGTATCCGAGCGCGGCCTATGACGGCGCCTTGGCCGGGTGGCGTCGGGTTGTGATCGCGGCCCTGGCCGATGGGGCGCGGCCGCGCACGGAATGCCTGTGGCTGAACCCGGCGGCGGTGGCGCGGCGCGGACATGGGCCGCTGTTCGGGGCGGGGGTGGTGGCATGAGCATCGCCATGATGTCGGCGGTGGGGGACTTGAATCTGTCGCCCAATCTCAAATTCGTGCTCATGAAGTATGCGGATTGCGCCGACGAACACGGGCGCGATACGTGGCCCAGCCATGACCGGGTGGCGCGCTTTACCAGCCTGTCGGTCAAGACCGTGCAGCGGGCGGTCGGCTATTTCCGCGCCTGTGGGGTGCTGGTCGCCCAGGCGCCCGGCGAGGCGGGCATCGGCGGGAGTGGCCTGGGCGGGCACGGTTTGGGAGGGCGGGGCAAGCGGGGCAAGGGCATCGCCTATACCCTCGATATCGAGCGGGCAAGAGACCTGTTCGGCTATTGGCACGAGTCGCGCAACGGCACGGTGATGAAGCTGATCGGCGGCAAGCCGATCGATGACCAGGCGGATGGGGATGGCGGGGAGGTGAAAACCCCGGACACGGTGACCGGGGTATCGCCTGTGGATAAAAGCGGAAACCCCGGACACGGTGACCGGGGTTTTGCCGGCGAAACCCTGGACACACAGGCCGAAACCCCGGTCACCCGGTCCCTAAACCCTGGACAGCGAGTCGGCGGTGAGGCGCAGGAAACTGCGGAAAACGCCGTGGAACCGTCCTCTAACCATCCAGAACCATCCCAGCGCGCGCGCGACCCCTCTGCTGTGGGCGACGGGGACGCGCGCGCCGAGCCGGAAGGCCCGCCGCCGGCGTGCGCGGTGTGGCGGGAGGCCGAGGCGGCGCTCAGGGCGGTGCCGGCGTGGGAATTGCTCAGTCGGGCGATCCCCGATGCCGACGACGGCGAGACCCTGACCCTGGCGGTCGAGGCGCCGTGGGTCGGCTATGCGATTTTGGCCTGGGCCCGGGGCGGGGCTTTCGGGGCCGAGGCGCTGTTGCACCGGCGGATCGACTGCCGGGTGCGGCGCTGGGTGCGGGCGGCCCTGGCCGAGCGGGACCAGTTCACGGCGGGCAAGCCCAGCCTCGCCGCGCACCGGCGCGACGGCGAGACCGTGCGCCTGAGCGACGCGCCGTGGCGGGCGTGGGCCGCGGCGCGGGCGGAACATCCGGAGTGCGGCTGGCTGGACTGCGCCCTGCCCGACGATATCGAGGCGGGCGTGCTGGTCGTGAAGGTCGGCGACGCGCGGCAGATGACGGCGCTGCTCGACGGGGCGCTCGACGGGTTGGCGGCGGTCGTGGGGATGCCGGTGAAGCCGCGCTACGGCGGCGACATGGACACGGCCCTGAAGGCGCAGCGGGAGGGCGATCCGCTGCGGGTGATGGAGACGGCGGGCGGCGGCGGCAAGGATCGGGGGGTGGCGTGATGGGCGCGGTGGGCAAGAAGCGGAAGAAGGCTTTGGTTTTGCCGGCGGCGGCCGGGCCGGAATTGCGGCGCGGAACGGCGGGGGTGGAGATCGCCGTCCATGGCAATGACCGGCCGCCACCGGAACGGGCCCAGCACGATCCGGTCGAGGCGGTCGATACCTATGTGGCCGATGCCCAAGGCGTCGGGCGGCCGGCGCGGGCCATGCGCAGCGTCGATCTGCTGAGCACGATGCTGCGCCAGGGGACGATCACGGGGCCCATGGCCAGGGCGGGGCGGCGGTTTGCATCCACCTTCAACATGGCCGGGTTCGATGCGCTCAAGATCATCGATCTGGCTGGCATACGCGGCGGCGGGCGAGGCGGCGAAATGAGCGATGCGCGGGTGGCTGCCGGGATCGAGGTGCATGCGGTGATGGCTGTGCTCGGTGGCTATGATGCCGCTACCGGCAGGGCGGCATGGTACGTGATCGGCTGTGGCGATACGATCGAGGCATGGGCACGGCGGGAGAGCTTCGGCGCGGGTCGCAGCCTGAACCGAATCGCTGCTGGCGGAATCGTCGTGGGGACGCTGGCGGTCATGGAGGCCTACTACGATGGCCAGGCAAAGGCGCGGAAACTCAAGGTTCCAAGCAAGGGGCTTGACAAGGGTTAACCCCAAACGCCAGAAAGATGACATCCACACGAATCGCGCCCGGACGGCACCCGCCGCTCCGGGCGTTTCGATTTGGACCTGGCTGAGGATTTCAGCGGGAGGGGGCCATGTAAAGCCACCGGGATACTCGACTGTGTGATGTATGAGCCGGCCGGATCAATCCGAGCCGGCTTTCTTTTCGAAGCCCAGCCACCGGACCACCGATGCCAATAGCACCCACCGACGCCATACCGGCAGCCGGATGGCTCGGCACTGGCGGTCGGTGGCTGGTGCTAGTTAAGGGGCCTTAACGGGTCCTTCCTGGGCCCGAAACGTATACGGGCAATCAGTGCGCATTTGATCGCTAGTGACGGGTTCGGAAAAAGCGGTTAACCCGGTTAACAATCCCGAGGCATTGAGACTGAACGTGTTAACGAACGAGACCAGCTCGGAGGCGGTTGCACCCGCGCGCCCGGTCAAGGACGAAACGATCACGCGCGCGGAATTTGCACGGCGCATGCGCGTATCGAAGCCGGCGGTCACCCAGGCCATCAAGGCCGAACGATTGCACGGCGCGGCCTTGGCCGATGGCAAGCGGTTGCGTTTCTTGGTGGCGGCGGCGCAGTGGACGGCGAACCGAGATCCACAAGCGGAGCTGATCGGCCCGGCGCCCGATGATGCGGATGACCGGGAAGATCCAGGTATCGGCGGTGGTGCGGCTGGTCCCTACCGGAACGAAAAGGCCGCCACCGAGAAAGTCCGGCGTGAACTTCTCGAGATCGAGTTGGGCCGGGCCAAGGATCGCTATCGCGACCGCGACGAGGTGGCCCAGGCGGAGACCACGGCCGGGCGGCAGATCGCCCAGCACTTGGAATTGATCGAGTCATGGGCCGAGGAGTTGGCGGTCGAATCCGACCCCATGGCGGTGCGCCGCAAGTTGCGCGATTTGATCCGCGGACTGCGGCAGAAGATCGCCGATGCGTTGAACGGTCTGGACGATGAGACCGGCGAGGACAATGCCGGGGATATGAGCATCATTGAGGAAACCGAGAATGCGCAGCCGATCGACGCTTAGCATAGTTGCCGCGGCCCTGGCGCTGGGCATCGCGCCGGATCCAGTGGTGGTGCCCAGTGCCTGGGCGGCGAGCGTCCTGGTCGTTCCCGATGGTCCGTATGCCGGGACCAAGTGGTCGCCTACCGTGGCGCCGTACCTGACCGAAATCTTGGACACCTTGTCGCCCGACGATCCGTCGAATCGGGCCGCGGTGCGCAAATCGGCGCAGACCGGCTTCACCACCATCGGCATCGCCTGGCTGGGATTGATCGCGGATATGGCGCCGGCACGGGTCCTTGCGATCCAGCCGACCGTTGATGCGGCCAAGGAGTTCAACCGAGAGAAGCTCCAGCCGGCCATCGAGGCCTCGCCCCGCTTACGCCGAAAGATCGCCGATCAGAAAAGCCGTTCGGGCCAGGGCTCAACCATGCTGACCAAGATCTTTCCGGGTGGTTCGATTTCCATCACCGGTGCCAACTCCTCGGTCGGTCTGCGCTCCAAGACCGTGCGCTATGCGCTTTGCGACGAGGTCGATGACTGGCCGGCGGATTTGGATGGGCAGGGCGATCCCATGCGCATGGTCGAAGCGCGGCAGATGTCGTTCCTGGCCACCGGACGCTACAAACGCTTCGAGATATCAACGCCGACACTGAAAGGCATATCGCGCATCGACCGGGCCTATGAGGGCGGCGATCAAAGACTTTTCCACGTGCCATGCCCGGATTGCGGTGAAGAGCAAGCCCTGACTTTCGAGAACCTGCGCTTCGAGGATGCCTACCCGTACAATGCCCACTACATCTGCCAGGCGAACGGTTGCGTCATAGAACACCGGGAAAAGACCGGCATGCTGGCGCGCGGGCGGTGGATCGCACAAGCGCCGGGACTTGGCCGGTACCCGTCCTGGCATATCGACACCCTGTCGTCGCCCTTCGTCACCTGGAACGACATCGCCAAAGCATTCATCGAATCGCGAAACGACCCTTCGGCCGATAAGACGTTCACAAACCTTTGGCTTGGCCGGTCCTACGAGATCAAAGGCGAGGCGCCGGAGTGGGAGATTCTGCAGCGGCGCGCCCAGGCAATCGGCAGTCACGCCGGCGGCGAAGTTCCGGCATGGATGCTGTTCCTGACCATGGGTGTCGACGTGCAGGCCGATCGCATCGAGGCGAGCGTATGGGGTTGGGGTGTCGGCAAGGTCAGCGGTCTGGTCGAGCATGTCGTCTTTGCGGGCGACACCAACGGCCCGGACGTTTGGATTCAACTCAATGATCTGTGGTCACGCGAATACACGACATCGGGCGGACATAACCGGCGGATCGAATGCACCGCCGTCGATTCCGGTTTCCGCCCGACGATGACCTACGACTGGACGCGCGGAAAGCCGCGGACGGTTTCTATCAAAGGCTATTCCGGGCGCACCGACTGGCCCATCGGCCAGCCCAAGAAGATGACCTATACGCCGCGCGGCAAGGTGTCGAAGACCAGTGCCCTCAATTGGATGGTCGGGTCCTGGTATCTCAAGGCGGAGATCTATGGCTGCCTCAACTTGGAAGGCCCGGACGAGAGCGGCAACTTTCCACCGAATTTCGTTCATCTGCCGACTGGCGTCGACGACGAGTTGTTCAAGCAATTGACCGCCGAGAAGTTGATCACGGTGCAGAAGCGCGGCGGTGCGACGAGCTTCGAATGGCAGAAGGCGCCACAGGCGCGCAACGAGGTGCTGGATTGCGCCGTCTATGCGCGCGCGGCGGGCTACCACTTGGGCATGGGCCGCATGACCCTGGCGCAATGGGAAGCCCTGGCGGTCGAGCGCGGTGCGCCACCGCCGGCCTCGCAAATGGATCTATTGCGCGATCTTAGCGGCGCGGCCACGGGCCGGCCCACACCGGCGCCGCCGGCATCGTATCCGCCGGCCCAGAAGAAGCCGCAATTCCGCCGTTCGACTTGGGTGAGATGAAATGACAACCCAGAGCGATCTCGAAGCCAAGCGCGACGCGCTGAAGTCCGCTCGGGCAAGCGGCGTGTCGCGGGTGACCTACGATGGCCGCAGCATCGAATACCGCAGCATCGCGGAGTTGGAACGCGCGCTCGATGCCGTCGAGGCCGATATCGCCAAGCTCGCCGGCACCACGCGCACCCGCGGCGTCTATGTCCGCCCGGTGAAGGGATGGTGAAAATGCGCACCGCCGCGATCAAGGTCCGCCTCAAGGAGGTCAAGCCCGGTGCGCCGGCCTATCTGAAAAAGCTGGCGAGCATATCGGGTGGTGCCACGGTGCTGCCGGCCTGGGATGCAGCCGGCGCGGGCAGCCGGTCCAAGGGCTGGCTGGCCAGCAGCAGCGGTATCAACACCTTGATCGTCGGCCACGCGGCCACGTTGCGCAATCGCTCGCGTGATCAGATCCGCCGCAACCCGTGGGCGCGGCAGGCTACGGACCGCTTCGTCTCGAATGCCATCGGCACCGGCATCAAGCCCAAGTCCCGCCACCCGGACGAGGCCACGCGGGCGCGCCTGCACGAGGCGTGGTTCGACTGGACCGACGAGTCGGACCCAGAGGGCATCGGCGATTTCTACGAGCAGCAGGCCGTCGCCGTGCGCGCGATCTTCGAGTCCGGCGAAGTCTTCGTGCGCCTGCGCCCCCGCCTCCAGCAAGACGGCCTGAGCGTGCCGCTGCAGGTGCAGATGCTGGAGGCCGAGCACGTGCCGCTGTCGGAAAATCGGATTGCCGATAACGGCAACATGATTATCTCCGGCATCGAGTTCGACCGGATCGGCCGGCGGGTCGCCTATCACATGTATCGCCAGCATCCGGGCGAGTTCATCGCCGCCCGGCCTGGTTCAGGAGAACTTGTCCGGGTTCCGGCTGCGGAGGTCTTGCACCTCTTCGTGCGCGACCGTCCGGGTCAGGTGCGCGGCGTGCCGAGGCTTTCCACCATTCTCACGCGCCTCCTCGACCTAGATCAGTACGAGGATGCGGAACTGGTGCGCAAGAAGGTGGCGGCGATCTTCACCGGCTTCGTGATTCCCGGCGTCGGCGAAGACGGCACCCCGCTGGTCACCGAGAAACCGGATGAAGACGGCTACGAGATGCCGGCCATGGAGCCGGGTCTGATGGCGAAATTGCCGCCAGGGTCGGAATTGAAGTTCGCCGCACCCGCGGAGGTGGGCACATCCTACGACCCGTTCATGAACTGGATGCTGCACGGCATCGCGGCGGGCAGTGGGATCACCTACGAGATGCTGACCGGCGATCTGAGCGACGTGAACTTCTCCTCCATCCGCGCCGGGTTGCTGGAATTCCGCCGGGGCATCGAGCAGTTCCAGCACAACACGCCGGTCTATCAGCTCAACCGCCCGGTCTGGCATGCCTGGCTGGATCAGGCGGCCTTGGCCGGCGCGATCCCGGTCGGCGAGTACCGGGCCAACCGCCGGGCCTACCGGGCCGTCGACTGGATCCCGCAGGGCTGGCCCTGGGTCGATCCGGAAAAGGAACAGCGCGCCGCCGTGCGCTCGGTGCGCGCCGGGTTCGACAGCCGGGCCCGCGTGGTCTCCGGTCGTGGCGAGGATATCGAGACGATCGACAAGGAGATCGCCGAGGACAATGCCCGCGCCGATCGATTGGGCCTGGTGCTCGACTCCGATCCGCGGGTGGTCTCGCAAGCCGGGCTCACTCAGGCACGAGCGCCTGGATCACAGATCCCGGAGGCAGGCGTATTCAACCCAGAAGATGGCGGCGATCCATCGGACGATGAGCAAAGCAAAGGAGCCGCGTGATGACGGACGGTCACCTGCCGCGGGTATCGCGGCGCATCCTGAACACGCCGCAATTGATCAGCGAGAGCGGCGCCGCCGCCATCCTGGGCGCCCTGGGTCCGCGTATCGGCGTGAGTGCTCTGCGCCTGCCGTCCGGCGAGGTGCAGCGGCTCGATAGCCCACCGGCGCTGACGGCCCGCACCGTCCATGCGTCATCGCGCGATTTCGGTAGCGACAGGGTTTTTGCCTTCGATCCGGCCACCGGTATTGCCCGCATCCCTATCGAGGGGGAGTTGGTGCATCGCTTCGGCCATTTGGAGCCGTTCTCCGGCATGACCGGGTACGATGCGATCAAGATGAAGGTCGCCGAGGCCGCCGCCGATCCGGCGGTGAAGGGCATCCTTCTGGATATCGATTCACCCGGCGGCGAGGTCTATGGCTGCGCCGCGTGCGCCGAGGCGATCTTCGAGGCCCGCGCCGCGAAACCCATCTGGGCGGTCGCCAACGAGCTGGCCACCTCGGCGGCCTATTTCCTCGCCAGCGCCGCGCACAATGTCTTCGTGCCCGAGACCGCCGATCTCGGCTCGATCGGCGTGGTGATGATGCACGTCGATATGTCGGCGGCCCTGAAGCAGGAAGGGCTGAATGTCACGCTGATTCATGCCGGTGCGCACAAGGTGGATGGCAATCCGTTCCAGCCATTGCCGGCGGCCGTGCGCGAGGAATTCGAGCGTGGGGTTCTTGCGGTCTATGACGTGTTCGTCGCCGCCGTGGCGCGCAATCGCGGCCTGCGGGAGGCGGCGGTGCGCGGCACCGAGGCGCAAATCTACATGGGCGCCGATGCGGTGAAGGCCGGCCTGGCCGACGGGGTGGCCTCGATCGACAACGTGGACGCGGAATTCGCCGCGCAGCTTGGCCGTCATGAAGGGCTTGCCATCGGCGCTCCGAGGCTGGCGGCGCGATCCGCCTGAACGAGCGAAAGGAATCAGACATGCGACGCACCTTTGCCGGGATCTCTCTGTTCGGTCGCCGGAGCGAGATCCAGAAACCTAGCGACCAGACCGATCCGTCCGCAGGCGACGGCGCCGCGGCCGACGACAACAATCAGGAGATTGCGATCATGGATGACGACAAGACGGGCGCCGCCACTGGCGCCACCGCCAACACGGGCAAGCCCGCCAACACCGCCGCGCCAGCGGCGGCGCCAGCGAACCCGGCCAATTCTGGCGCACCGGCATCGCCGCAAGCGGCGCAAGGCCAGGTGGTGGACCTGGATTCGGCGCGGGCGCAAAGCCGTGCCGAGACCCTGGCCTATGTCACCGAGGTGCACGACCTGTGCGCCCTGGCGGGCAAGCCGGAGATGGCGGCGGATTTCATCGCCAAGAACGCCAAGATCGCCGACGTCAGGCAATCGCTGATCGCCGCCCGGGCGACCGCCGGCGGCACCGGCGAAATCGCCGGCCACGTCGGACCGGAGCCTTCCGGTACCGGCGCCGCCGCCATCTGGGACCGCGCCATCACCAAGGCCAACCAGGCCGTGAACCTGAAGCGATAGGAGAACAGAGATCATGACAACCCTGACAGAAGACCTCCACGCCAGCGGATTTATCGCCAGCGAGGCGAACGGCCACCGGTCCCGCGAAGAGATCACGGTGCTGTCTGGCCAAAACCTGAAAGCCGGCGCCGTGGTTGGCAAGGCCGCGGCGGGCGCCGCCACCCCGGCGGCGGTTGCGGGTAATACCGGCGATGGCGTATTCGGCGCCGTGACCGTCGGCGCCGGGGTCAAGGCCGGCGTCTACCGGGTCACCTTCATCGAGCCGGCGACGGATCTGGGCACTTTCATCGTCGAGGATCCGGACGGCATCAATGTGGGCGCCGGTGTCGTCGCCACCGCGTTTACCGGTGGTGGCCTTAGCTTCACGATCGCCGACGGTGCCGCCAACTTCGTTTCCGGCGACGCCTTCACCGTCACGGTCGCCGCCGGTTCCGGCAAGGTGAAGGAATACAACCCGGCCAATACGGATGGCAGCGACGTGGTGGCCGGGGTGCTCTATGCCCCCGTCGACGCGACCGCCGCCGATGCGGCGGGGGTGATCGTGGCCCGCGACGCGGAGGTGGTCGGCGACGACCTGCTGTGGTTCACGGGCGCCGTCGCCGACGACATCACCGCGGGTAAGGCGGGCCTGGCTAAGCTTGGCATCATCGCCCGCTAGAGGAAGGAGAGATCACCAATGGCTAACATGAATGTCTTCACCCAGGACGCCTTCTCGGCCATGCAGATGACCGCGGCGGTGGACAAGCTGGATTACGTTCCCGGTCTGCTCGGCTCTATGAACGCATTCCAACCAGTGCCGGTCACGACCGAGGACGTGTTCATCGAGGAGCGGGAGAATGCCTCGGCGCTGATCCAAACCAGCGAGCGGGGCGCGCCGCCGAAACGCAAAGGCGGCGAAAAGCGCAAGGTCACCCCGGTGCGGAACACGCGCATCGCCACGGCCGACCGGATCACGGCCGATCAGGTGCAGGGGATACGCGCGTTCGGCGCGGAGTCGGAACTGCAGATGGTCACCAACGAGGTGGCCCGCCGGCAGCTCCTCTTGCGCCGGGATATCGAGCTGACCATGGAGAACATGCGCCTGGGGGCGGTGCAGGGCATCGTGACCGATGCCGACGGGTCCATCCTGTTCAATTGGCCGACGTTGCTCAATCAGACCATCCCGGCTGAGATCGACTTCGATCTGGACGCCGCCACCCCCGCCTCCGGGGTGGTGCGCAAGAAATGCAATGAGGTCGTGCGGTCGGTACTTAGAGGCCTCAAGGGATTGGGTGGCGGTCAGGTCCAAGTCGTCGGCTTCGCCGGCGATGCCTTCTGGGACGATCTGACGGCGCATAAGGAAGTGCGCGAGACCTATCTCGGTCAGCAGGAGGCGGCGGACTTGCGCCGCGGCAATGCGTTCGAGACCTTCAGCTACGGTAACATCACGTTCGTGAATTACCGCGGCACCGACGATGGGTCGACAGTGGCGATCGGCGCCGACAAGTGCAAGTTCTTCCCGCTCGGCGCGGGCATCTTCCAGGTGGCTTATTCCCCGGCGGAGACCTTCGACTTCGTCAACACGCCGGGCCAGGCGCTCTATTCCTGGCCGATCATCGACCGGGACCGCAATGCCTTCGTCGATATCGAGATGTACAGCTACCCGCTGCATGTCTGCACCATGCCGCAGGCCCTGCACCGGGCCAAGCGGACCTAAAGCCAACCTTCTATCCCCACGGGTCCGGCCGAAGGCCGGCCCGAGGACAAGCTTGGATGGCTAAACGAACCAGCCACCGCCGGCAACCTCTCGGACTTGATCCGAGAGAGCCGGCGGCCTGGCCCGAACAAGAAAGCTACGCAGATGGAAAAAACCGTACCTGGCGAACCGGTGCCGGTGCGCATACGGACCAGCGGGGTCCTGGAAAAGCGAGACGCGGCCGGCGAAGTCTTCGAGACGATCGAAATCGAGGACGACGGCCGGGGAAAGGTTCAAGCGACGGTGACATACCGCCGGCCGGGCGAACCGCCTAGCAGCTATGCCGCGTTGCCGATTTCGGCGGCGGCGGACAAGGGATAATCGAACGAGGGGTAATCGAACAATGATCAAGATGCTTACATTCGTTTCGTGTTTCGACGGAACGCACACACACCCGGCGGGGCTTTGCACGTTGCCGCCGGACATGGCCAAGCGGATGCTGTTGCGCGGCCAGGGCGTGCTGGTCGACAAGGACGATGCGCCGATGAAGCCGGCGGCGACCGTCAAGGCGTTGCGCCTGACGGGCGACGATCTGTCGGCCGCGCCTGACCCGATCCGCAAGATCTACGCGGCGGACGTGGCGGCGGTCAGGGTGGCCGCCGCCAGCAAACCGGCAAAGGGTGCCGACGAACCAACGGGGGATATGTGACATGCCGCTCACCAATGCGGGCCGCGACCAGATCGCGGCGGATATCATCGGCGAGACGATCACCGAGTTCAACAACGCGAACGCCCATATTGGCGTCGGTGATTCGTCAACCGCCTTTTCGGCCGCGCAAACCGATCTGCAAGCCGCGACCAACAAGTTGCGCCAACCCATGGAGGCGAGCTATCCGCAGCGCACCGGAAACGTCGTCGATTTCCGATCGCTTTTCGGGACCAGCGACGCCAACTTTGCCTGGAATGAATGGGGCGTGTTCAACGCGGCCTCGGCGGAAACGATGCTGACGCGATTGGTCGAATCGCTCGGCACCAAGGCCGGCACGCAATCGTGGCTGTTTACCGTCTCGTTGACGTTTACGGCGGCGTGAGGGGCCGGGTCATTCACCGTGGCCGTTCCGACGATCAACAACATCCAGACGAACGCGAGTTCCGGCACGGGCAATCCCGTTGTCGGCCTGGCCAGCTACACGCCGTCCGCCGGTGCCAATGGCGCGCTGATCGTCATGATCACCATCGCCAACACCGGCACGACACCGCAGATCGCAAGCGGGGTCACCTACGACGGCAACGCCTTGTCGCTGGTCGTGCGGCAACACTCCGTGGCCAGCGGCAACTTTTCCGGCGCCGAAATGTGGAAGCTGGACGATCCGCTTTCCTTGGCGGCGTCCGGGGCCATCGCGATCAACGGGGTCCCGGACAGCACCTTGGTTGCCAGCGGAATCGCGGCGTTCACGCTATTGGGCGTGAAGCAAGCTGCGGCGGATGACACTAACACTGTAGCTCTCACGTCAGGCACCACCATCGACGGTGACGTGACACCGACTGACGCCGACAGCCTTATTCTCTCTGGTGTGACGGCCCGCGAGCAGATGAATTTCACCGCCACCAGTCCGCACGTCGAGGATGTGGAGGTAGACCCAAATTTTGGGTCGCTGGGCATCGGGCACACCGATGTTGCAACGGCCGCGCTCACGAATGTCGAGTGGGATGTGACCGGGGCGACCCAGCGGATTATCCTCATTCTCGCGGCCTTCGGGCCGGCGGAAACGGCGCCGACCGAAAAGACGGGATCGGACACGGCGACGCTCGCGATCGCCGGCGCAACGGCGGTGCTTGGCGCCGTTGGGCGATCCGATACCTTGTCGCTGGCGATCGCCGGCGCCGCGGCGATCGCGGCGGCGGTGGCGCGAAGCGATAGCGTTTCCATATCGGTCGGATCGGCGGCGGCGATCGCGGCGGTGCTGGCGCGAAACGATGGGGTCGCCGTGGCGATCGATGGATCGTCGGCGGTGGCGGCGGTTTTGGCCAGCGGCGACGGCGCCGCCGTGGCGATCGATGGATCGTCGGCGGTGGCGGCGGTGCTGGCCGGCGGTGATGGGGTCTCCATAACGGTCGCCGATGTGGCGGCGATCGTGGCGGCGATGATCGATCGTGGAGACAATCTGTCGATCGCGGTCGCGTCGGCAGCGGCCATCGAAGCGGTTATTTCGCGAAACGACGGCGCGTCCGTGGGCCTCGATCACGGCGCGACGATCGCGGCGGTTCTGGCCGGCGGCGACGGCGTATCGGTGCTGATCGGCGAAGCGGCGGCGGTCGCGGCGGTGGTGGCCTCGGTGGATACCATCACCCTGCAAATCGTCGCGGCGGCGCCGGCGATCCACGCGGTGATCGCCGCCGCCGACGCACTCGGGGTTGCGTTGGACCACGCGGCAACGATCGCGGTGGCCGTGAATGTGGCCGACGCGCTCGATATATCGTTGGACGCGGCACTCGGTATAACCGCCTTCGTGATGGCCGCCGACGAATTGGGCATCGGTGCGGTCGGCGCCGCGCAGATCGCGGCGATGTTGGACGCGGAAGATGCGGCGGGCCTGTCGATCGGCGATGCATCGGGCATTGCCAATATCATCAGCGCCGGCGATACGATATCGCTCGGAATTGACGGTGCGACGCTCATTGCAGCGATCGATTATGTGGCCGGCTTGATCCATTTGATCGGGTCGAAGGCGGCGGTTGCAAGCCTTGCCGGCCGGTGGGATCGCCCGACACTCGCCGGCCGAAAAGATAAACCGAACATCGAGGGGTCGCCATGAGCGAAATTAATCAGGATTTCGAGGCCGACGCCGGCGACAGTATCGTGTTCGAGGTGACGGTGACCGATGACGCAACGGACTTGCCGCTGGATATTTCCGCCGCCGCGATCCGTTGGGCCTTATCCGTCAAGGCGACAGACGCGGCGCCGCTTGTCGAAAAATCATTGGGATCGGGCATTACCGTCGTGAACGGCGCGGGCGGCATTTTCCGCGTGGCGGTCGCGCCGGCCGACACGGTCGATCTCAACGGGCGCTATCACCACGAAGCCGAGGTGACGATCGGCGGCGCGCCGTCGACGGTATCGCGCGGGGTGATCAAAATCCGTCCGACAGTCTTGAAATAGGGGGTGTGCCCTTGGCCTTCAGTACGATGATCGATGCGATCTTTGCGTCGGAATTGGCGACAGATGCGCTTTACGTTCCCGACGCCGGCGTTCCCGTTCCGGTGCGGGTGATCCGGAAAAGCCCGGATGTAGATCGCGGTTTCGGTCAATCCGACGTGATCGTATCGACCAATGTTTTTGAAATCCGCGTGAGCGAGATCGCCAGTCCGCGCGCCGGGGATAGCCTGGAAATGGCCAATCCCGACGGAACGGTTGGCGGGCCGGCGGCGGAAGCCTTCAGGGTGCAGGGCGTGCCGGCCACGCGGGACCCGGACCGGCTTGTGTGGACGCTGGACACACATCCGCTATGACGTTCGTGCTTAAGGTGCAAATCGTCGGCGATCTCAAGCGGATCATGGCGGCGGAAGTCAAGGCCGGTGCGGCGGCGACGGAAGAGGGCGTGAAGGCGGCGGGTGAGGGGGCCAAGGCGGATTGGCAGAATGAAATACGCCGGGCCGGCCTGGGGAATAAGTTGCCGAACACGATTCGCGCACGGCTGTATCCGAACAAGGGACAGGCCGGCGGGCCGGCGACGTTGATATGGACGAAGGCGCCGAAGTTGCTGCGCGTGTTCGAGTCCGGTGCGACGATCCGCAGCAAGGGCGGGCGGTTCCTGGCGCTGCCCACGCTTGCGGCGCCGGCGCGCGGCACGGATGGAAAGCGGATCAATCCGGGAAACTTTCCCGAGGGGCGGCTTGGTAAGTTGCGCTTCGTGAAGCGGCCGGGGCGGAATGCGTTGCTGGTTGTGGATGGGTTGGTAAAGCGCGGGCAACGGGCCTTTAAGGCGGGCAAGCGCGGCGGATTCCGGGCGGCGACCGTGCGCAAGGCCACAAAGGCGCGCGGCGCGTTCGTCTCGTTGAAGGGGGCGACGACGGTTGTGATGTTTACCCTTCAGCCGCAAGTGCATTTGAAAAAGAGGTTGGATATTGCGCCGATCGCGCTTCGTTGGCACCGGCGGTTGCCAATGTTGATCGCGGATCGGTGGAACATCAACCAGAACAGGGGATCGTGAGAAGGGAATCGTGAGACATGGCGGCGAGCAAAAGCGAGACGGTGTTGCTGGCATTGTCGGCGGCCTTGGCGACGATCGCCGGGCCGACGATCAGCGTGGCGCGGAACGTGGCGCCAACGCAGGAAATACCCAGTCACGGCGCGGTGATCCTGCGCGATGGAAACCCCGGCGAAACCGATGAACCGCTGGGCAACGACGGCCCGTTCTACTACACGCACGAGGCGGAAATAGAATTGATGGTGCAGCACGGCGACCAAGCGGTGCGGGATGCACAATTCGATCTGTTGCGCGTTCTGGTCGGGCAGGCGCTCGATGCAAACCCGACGCTGGGCGGGTTGATCAATGGAATGTCATACGGCCTGCCCGAGACATTCCAAGAGGCGGTCGAGGGGGCGCACGCCATCAAGGCGGCGATCGTGACCGTGGTCATGGACTATCAATCGGCAACGCGATTCTAGGCGCCGCATCAGCGGCTTTTACAGGAGACGAAAAATATGGTTGCCACACCACAACGCGCAACGGGCGCGAATGTCAAACTGCGCCTTCGATTCGAAACCGCATACGGCGAACGCGCGGTCGGCAATTACGTTGCCATGGCGGCGTATACGTTCGGATTGAGCAAGCAACAACCGCTGGAAAACGATCCGCTGCTTGGCGCCGGGCGCGATCCGTTGGCGCCGTCGCGCGGGGCGATCGATGTCAACGGCCCGGCGACGATCCCAATCGATCAACGGTTGATCGGTTACTGGTTGAAGCTGTTGCTGGCCGCGCCGACCGCGGAGGCCGCCGACGGCGCGCGCGGTTGGATATCGTTCAACGTCAACCCGTCGAACGGCCAAACGATCGTCCTTGACGGCCAGACGTGGACATTCGTCACCGGATCGCCAAGCACGAATGAAACGCAAATCGCGGCCACGTTGGCCTTGACCCTGGCCGATCTGGTCGACGATCTGAATGCATCGGTCGTATCGGAAATCGCGGCGGCGACATATTCGACCTATGGCGATCGGTTGGCGATCGATCACGATACCGCCGACGCTTCCGGTAACGCCTACACGCTGGCATCGGCGATCCCCGGGATCAAGCGATCGGCCGCGACGTTGGTCGGCGGCGGGTTGATCAGGCACGATTACGTGAGCGGGTCGGCGACCTTGCCGTCGGCTTCCTTGGAAACCGAACACGCGGATTTGGAGGGTGGATCGGATCGCTTCATCGAGCATGCCGGCACGAAGCTGAATTCCTTGTCGATCGAGCGGACGCGATCCGGCGCGGTCAAGGCGTCGGTGGCCTTGATCGCGCAGAGTGAAACGGCGGAAACCGCGACGGCGGCCGGTACGCCGGCGGTCAAGGCGATCGACCTGTTTTCGCAATTCCACGGATATATCCTGGTGGATGGGGTGCGCGCCGGGAACGTGGTGGCCGCCAACTATCAGATCAGCAACAATTTGGATGTCGTCAACGCGCTGCGCGAGGATGGCTTGATCGAGGGTGCGGATGCTGGCCAAACCGGACTGACGCTCTCCTTGACGGTGCGCTATTCGAACACGGCGATGCGCGCGGCCGCCGAATCCGGGCTGCCTGTCGAATGCCGGACCGGGTTCTACAATTCGGCGGACGGCGCGGAATTGCTTTTCAATCTTCATGAATTGCACTTGCCGATTCCGCGCCGCGAGATCAACGGGCCGGGCGGGATCGAAGTCACATACGAGGGGATCGGCGCGCAAGACGTGAGCGTTGGCCGCGCCCTGTCGGTGTCCTTATGGAACGATCTGGCCAATTACGACAACCCGGCCTGATGACATGATCAGGCTTACAGATCAAAAGACCCGCGTTCCCCATTGGCTCGATCTCGTGATGGGGGTCAGCGTTTACGTCCGCCCGCCGACCACGGCGATCAGAAACGCGGCACTGGCCAAGGGCAAGCGCCTGGTTCGCGAAACCCTGGACCATCAACGGGGAATCGAGGCCGCCGGCGGAACGGTCAACGGCATGATCGATCTGACCGATCCGGATAACGTGGCCGGCTTGTCGCAACAATTCTATGCAACCGCCCTGGGGTGCGCGGCGATCATGGAATGGAAAGGCGTGTTGCCGCCAGTGGGCGACGAAATATCGCCGATCACCGAGGAAACAATCGGCGATCTGATGTCGATCGGCCCAATATCGGATGACTTTCTGGTCAAGTATCTCTGGCCAAACGACATGGTGCAATTGGAGGGAAACTTGTCCGGTCCCGCGCCGCGTGGCACTTCGGCGGCGGGGCCGGATACTGTGAAGGGTGCGAGGAAGCCGGCGAGAGCTGCGCGCAAGGCGCGCGCGTCGAAACGCCCGAGGGCA